GGAGGCGGCAGAGCGAGAGTGAAACCGCCTCTTTCTTTAATCAGAATTTTAAATGAAATATGTAATTATACTTTATCTATGTTCATTCGTTAATGTGCAACCAGTTTGTTATTCAGAAAAAATTGTAGGATTAGAATTTACTAATTATTATGATTGCATTCTTGATGGCTATAAACAATCTCATAATCATTTAGCAAGTTTAGATAAAGAAAGAATTATTAAAGAAAAATTAGCAATCAAATTTCAATGTAAAAAAATTAAAATGGAAAATATATAAAATGGCAAGTGTCGTAAATATATGCAATTCAGCATTAAATTTGCTGGGTGCATCAACAATAGCAGCTTTAACAGATGATACTAAAAATGCGAGATTATGTAATCAAAGATATGAGCCTGTAAGAAATAGAGTATTTAGATCTCATGCTTGGAATTGCTTGCACAAAAGAGTTCAATTAGCTCAAAACAGTACAGCTCCAGTAGTGGAGTATACCTATGCGTATGCCTTACCTTCGGATAGTTTAAGAGTATTAAAAATTCATAATGGAACTACAGACAGTATTGCTTCTTCTTTAGATTATAAATTAGAAGGTAGAAATATTGTAACGGATGAAGGAACAATTTATTTAATATATATTGCTTTAGATACCGATCCAAATAATTACGATACTTACTTAAGAGAAAGTATTTCACATCAACTAGCAGCCGATATTTGTTATGCCATTACTAACAATGCGACATTAGCAAAAAACTATATGGCTAGAGCTGATGAAAGATTAAGAGAAGCTAGATTTATTGATGCAACTGAAAACAGTTTAGGAACTATAGAAGCTAACGAATTTACTGATGCTCGGTTGTAATGACACTAACAGCCTTTGATCCTGGAGCAATTGGAAATTATCCAGAACGAAAATATTTATTACATTTTCAATGGAACGATGGAACTGAAAAAATCTGTCGTTATGCTTTAGTAGAAACATTTAATTCAAACGAAATACATCACAGAACAAAAGAAAAAAAAGACGAAGTAGGTTTAACTCAAAAAGAAATTTGGAAAAAGAAATATGCCAAGAACGACATTAGCATTAAGTAGTTTTGTTTCAGGAGAATTTTCTGCAAAATTAGATGGTAGAACAGATTTTGAAAAATATTCTTCTGGATGTAAAACTATGGAAAATATGTTGGTTCATCCGCAAGGAGCTTCTACAAGAAGACCTGGCACTCAATTTATTTCAGAAACAAAAGATAGTTCTGCTAAAAGTAGATTAATTCCTTTTGAATTTTCGACAACTCAAACTTATATGTTGGAGTTTGGAAATTTATATATAAGATTTTTTAAAGACAAAGGCCAGATAACCGAAGGAGATAAAACCATAACAGCAATTACCAAAGCTGATCCTGGAGTAGTTACATCATCTTCTCATGGATATTCTGACGGAGACTTTGTTATTATTACAAGTGTTTCTGGAATGACAGAAGTAAATGGAAAAACTTTTAAAGTTGCAAATAAAACTACAAATACTTTTGAATTGAATGATGTTGATGGTAATGCTGTTGATAGTTCAGGTTATACTACTTATACGTCTGGTGGTGTTGCTAACAAAATTTATCAAATAACAACAAGCTATACGACAGCACAAATTCCAGATTTAAAATTTGCTCAATCCGCAGATACTATGTTTATCTGTCATAACTCGCATGAAGTAAGCCAGTTGGCAAGAACAGGACATACAAGCTGGACATTATCAGAAGTTGATTTTGCAGAAACTGGACCTTATTTATCTACTAATACTACAGCAACAACACTCACTCCAGCAAGTTCAGGAACTGGAGCTGGTGTAAATATAACAGCTAGTGCGATTACAGGAATTAATGGTGGTGTTGGTTTTCAAACAACAGATGTTGGTAGAATATTAAAATTTAATAGTGGTGAAGCAAAGATAACAGCTAGAACAAATACGACAGTTGTTGTTTGCACAATTACAACAGCATTTACTAATACCGATGCAACAGCAGCATTTTCATTAGGAGCTTTTTCAGACACAACTGGACATCCATCTTGTGTTAGTTTCTTTGAACAAAGGCTAGTATTTGCTGGAACAAGCAGCGAACCGCAAACATTGTATTTTTCTAAATCAGGTGATTATACCAACATGACCACAGGAACAGATGCCGATCATGCAATGGTTTATACAATTGCTTCAAATCAGGTTAATGCAATCCGTTATCTTAAAGCAGTTCGAACTTTAATCGTTGGCACAACTGGCGGTGAGTGGACAATTTCAGCAGACGGAACAGATGCAGCAGTAACACCAGGCAATATTACCATTAAAAAACAATCCAGTTATGGAAGCTCAACTGTTGATGCTATTCCAGCTGGTAACGCAACTTTGTTTTTACAAAGAGCAAAAAGAAAAATTAGAGAACTTGCTTATGACTTTGACGTGGATGGTTATACAGCACCAGATTTAACTATATTAAATGAAACCGTTACAGACTCAGGCATAAATGAAATGGCTTATCAACAATCGCCAGATTCAAATTTATGGTGCGTTAGAGATGATGGAGTTTTAGCTTGCCTAACTTACCAAAGATCAGAAAATGTTGTTGCCTGGTCAAGACATAAGCTAGGAGGAATAGGACAAGAATGTACAGTAACAGTTTCAGATTATTCTAATATTGCAACAGGAACAAAATTAACATTTACAAAATCCAATGGTGAAGAAGTAACTTTCACATCAACAACTGGTACTGCTGGAACAGATGAATTTAAAACTCAAACTAATAATAACACAACAGCAGATAATATTTTTACAGCTATTAATAATCATGATGATTTTACAGTTTCTAATCCAGCAGCAGCTATTGTTACAGTTAGAGAAAGTTCACATGAAGCTACAGGATTTTTAACTGTTAAAAGTTTTGATACAGGCAGACTTACAGTACAGAGTGAAAGTTTTCCAGTTGTTGAAAGTGTAGCATCTATTTCAGGAACATTAAATGAAGATGAATTATGGATTATTGTTAAAAGAATTGTTAACGGCAATACAAGAAGATATGTAGAAGTTTTTTCTGTTTTTGCTTTTGATGAATCTACAGCAACAGATTTTCATTTTCTTGATAGTGGTTTAAGTTATGATGGAACTGCTACTACATCAATAACAGGATTAGATCACCTCGAAGGTCAAACTGTTCAAATAATTGCAGATGGAGCTACTCATGCTGATAAAATAGTTTCCAGTGGTGGAGTTACATTAGACAGAAGTTCTAAAAAAGTTAAAGTTGGATTAGGTTATAATTCTATTCTTCAAACAATGAGAATTGAAGGAGGTTCTGCTGAAGGAACAGGACAAGGAAAAGTAAAAAGAATTTCAAAAGTAGTATTAAGATTATTTAACACCGTTGGTGTAAAATGTGGACCAAGTTTAACAAATCTTGAAACAGTTCCTTTTAGAACAACTTCAAGTGATATGGACAATCCAGTATCAACATTATTAGCTGGAGATAAAACAGTAGAATTTACCGATGATTACAATTCAGATGGATTTATATTTGTAAAACAAGATCAACCTTTGCCTCTTTCTTTACTAGCACTTTATCCAACTTTTGTAATCTCAGATGGATAGTAAAATAAAGCCTTTTAAAAAATTTCATGCCGATCAAATAGCAAGTTATGGAATGAACCATAAGCTTATGGAAATTGATGCCAGTTATGAAGATAACAGAATTTGTAATTATACTAAGCCTGGCAACGGTTTTACCATGTTTGTTGATGATAAACCAGTTTATGCAATAGGAATTGTTATTCTATGGCCAGGAGTTTGCGAAGGCTGGGTAATGGCAAGTCGTAATGTTTTTGACATTAGATATTTAGCAGCCAAAACCATGAAGGAATTAACAGAAGAAATGTGCAAAAGAAATAAAATTAGAAGATTACAAACATCCGTCAAATCTGAATTTAAACTAGGAGTAAGATTTGCTACCTGGTTAGGAATGGAAATCGAAGGATTAAAAAAAAGTTATGGACCAGATGGTTCAGACTATTACCAATTAGCGAGGATTTTTAATTAATGTCATTTATAGGAAGTTTTTTTGGAGGATATGCAGCAAAACAAGCTGGAAGATATAATCAACAATTATTTAATCAACAAGCTGCTATCGAAAAAAGAAATGCAGAAATAAAAAAGCAAACTTTTGATAATGTAGAATTACCAAGATTATTAAAAGCTCAAGAAAGAAATAAAAGTAATATATTCGTCAATCTTCTTAAAAGCGGTTTTGATGTAGATAGAGTTGGAGAGACACCATACTTAATGCTGTTAGAACAGAATATTGAAGATGCCTTTGATGTTACTCTTGCAAGATACAATTCAAGAGTAACTTATCAAAATGAAATTAATAGATCCTTACTAACTCAAGCTAGAGGAGCTGGTGAAGCATATAAAGGTGAAATGGCTTACAGAGTTGGTATTGCAAAATCAATTGGTCAAGCTGCTGGCAATTATTCAAGAAGTGGTGGAGAAAGCATATTAACATAATGGCAATAATTAAAATTAAAAGATCAGAAAGACAAGTAGCACCATATCAAGCTCCACCATTAGGAGGTGCTTCTTTACCAATTTTACAAATTGGAGCTATGGTTGAACAAGGTATTAATGCTTTAACAAAACCTATTGTTGATGCTGCGAAGCTAACTAAAAAGCAAGAAGATAAAAATAGTTTAAGAAAATTAAAATTAGAAACTTATCCTAAAGTTAGTGAAGCTTTAGGAAAATATAATGAAACTACAGATATAAATGAATTAAGTAATTTATTAGAAGATTTGGATCATAAAAAATTTACAGAAATATTAAAAGGTGAAAATAAAGAAGTAAAAAACGGATTTATTAATTACTTATTTAATACTGTTGATAATAATTATGATAAACTTTATTCAAAAATTATAAGCAATCATACAGAACAATCTTACTCTAATGACCTTGATGATATTATGCAGTGGGATAAATTTGAAGCCTCTGATAATATTAAAGATAGATTATATGCTTCTGGTCAAAAAAATATTTTTTTTAATGATCCAGAGAATGAAAAAAGATATTCTGATAAAAAATGGAAGCAATTAAAAGAAGATAGCAAACAAAGAACATTAACATTTCAACTTGCTCTTAGAACTAAAAACGATCCTTTTAGTGTTTATGAATTAGGAAAAGATTTAGATAATATAGTTGGAAAAGCTGAAGCTAAAGTTATTAGAATAAATGCTGCAAATGCGATTGTTAGCAAATATACTGAAGAACGTAACTTTGATGAAATAAAAGAAAAAGCAGATACTAAGCAAAAATTGTCTAATTTTGCCTATGTTTTAAATAATTTATCTACTGGAAATAAAGATTTTACCGTTGATGATATTAATGATTTGTTTAAATCAAATCAAATTAACTCAGCTCAAAGAAATGCTTTATATAGAGTAAAACTTGGTGAAATTATTACAAGTGATGAAAATGTATTACACTTAATTAATGGAGCTATTCATAGCGCAGAAGGTATTGAAGATTTGGATGCAATTGAAAGTGCTGTACTAACATCATTTGAACTTGCGGATAAATTAGAAATTAAAGATTTAGAAAAGTATATTCAAATTTTTGAAAAATATAAAAAAGATAGACCTGGATTTATTAAATATCAAGAAGCTAGAAAATTATTAGCAGCTGATTTAGGTAGAGTTGAGATAACACAAAAAAGTTTTTTATCAACAACTCCAAAATCTCAACAAAAAGCAGATGAAAAAATTGCAATAAAAGGTCTAGGTTATTTTGATGAATTAATTAGAGATGGCTTTACTGCTGAAGATGCTTATGCAGAAGTATCAAAAAAATATTTAGACAATATAAATTTACCAGATATTTATAATATAGCAGTTACTAAATCCGTTAGACTTGATCCTCCAAGCAGCGATGAAATAGAAAATGGAAAAGTTACAGCCGAAAGTTATTTTAAAAAATATAGAGATATAGCTGCACAGAGTTTTAATCAAACAAAAGATTTAAAAACTTACACCGAAGATATGTCAGCTTTAGATACAATCGAGGATATGTTTTATATCAGAAAACAACAATTTGAAGGTACTGAGAATGATGGAATTAAAGATGCCTTTGCAGAAACAAATCCATCTGGAAAAGCTTCTAAAAGCAATTTAATAAAAATAGTTCCAAAAAGAGAATAAATAATGGAAGAAAATTTTAACTGGGTAGAAGATTATATAAATATTCAAAGTAAAAAAGATATTAAAAATACTAATGCCTATGAAACTTTAATTGATAACAATATTGATACCAATGAATTACTTAATATTGAAAAAGAAGATGCTGCTGGAACTTATACAATTGATAAAAATTTTAAACCAGAAGAAGCTAATAAAAATGAATTTGTAAATGATTTATTAGAATTTGGTGAGGATTTAAAAAATTCAGATTTTACTAAACAGTTTTGGCGTTTGCCAGAAGGTGGAGTTAATGTTCTTGATTTTGGTACTAATATTTTTAATTCCTTTGATAGACTTTTTAGCCTAGATCCTAATTATAAAAGTACAGACATATTTAGTAAATGGTCTGAAAATTTAGAAAACACTAGAAATTATTTTAAAGAAAAAAGAGAAGGTGTTGAAAGCAAAGTCGCTGATATAGGTGGAATATTACTTCAAGATTTGCCAGCGTATTTTGTTATTGATAAAATTTTAAAAAAAACACGTATACCTAAACAATATAGAATGCCATTAGCTATAGGTCTTTCTTATGCCATGTCTTTTGAAACAGAAGATGATAAAGCTTCAATGTTTATTCCTAGTGAAAATATTAAAGAGTTTAAAAATTTATTAGGTATTTTACCTGATACTCCAGAAGAAGAACTTTTACATGATTTCATTCAATTAGGAGAAGGATATGGTGGTGCAAAAATATTTCAAGGTATAGTTCCTGTTATTAAATGGATAAAAAGAAATGTACCTAGAAAAACTGTTTCGGATGTTGCTGCTGGAGCTGCTGGTGGTGCAGTATTGGCTAATACTGCAATGGATGAAACGGAAACAAAGCAGACTGAAGAATTAGAAAAAATTACTACTATTGACGAAGATAAAATTAGAGATCAAATCCCAGCTTTAGAAATTATAGATGAA